GCCGTCTTGAATTCTGCACCCACCATTCCCAGACGAATCAGGAAACACCGCATGGTGTACTTGGGATTGTCGGAGGTGTCCAGCTTGCGGTTGATGCGGCTCTTGTTCTTGGCAAATTCGCAGAGCATGGAAATGAAGGTGCAGTAGGCATCTGCATCGCCGTCCTGTTCGACCGTGAACCATGGAAATTCCACCTTTTCATCAGACGGAATGATGTCCAAACAGTCGGTTTGAAAAGCTGCCTGAAAAAGGGCAGCCTTGTTTTCGCAGAGCTGCCGGAGATTACCGAGCGTATGCTCCGTGAAGAAATTGGCTGGCATCTGCACCGTCAAGCCTTTGGATTCCAGTTCTGTTGTGTCCGGAACAGCATAGCCCTGATTTGCCAGTTCGGCAAGAAGCCGTTCTGTTTCCTTACGGTCGGCTTGATCGCTGATTTTCAGATCACCTGCTTTGGTAACAGTGTAGCATTCCCCGATTTTGTAAGCACAGGTGGGCATGAATTGATATACTGCCGGAATGCCGATAATCTCACTGAGGGCTTTCACCAGTTCCTTTCGATTTTGACTGTGATAAGTAATGGTCATGTGAAAAACTCCTTTCTTTCGGCGTTTTTGCTTTCGCCATGACACATATTAACTCTGTTTCCCACAGATAGCAACTGTGAGATGTGTAGAATGTTTCGGCGGTCATTTGTAACAGATCACAAATCTGCCCAGACAATTCCGGCAAGCACAAAAACAGCAACATTCAGACAGATGCCATTCCCCCAAAGGCGATACTCTGCTGCATCACGATATGGATCTTGCAGCCATTTCTGTACCATCTTTCGGCTTTTGGGACGGCTCTCCGGTTTTACCGCTTTTCGGTATTCTTCAAAAATAGCTGCCCATCGGTCGATTTCTTCTTCTGTGGGATTTTCCGATGCCAGGTCACTGCACCATTGATCCGGAAATCCCTGCAGTCTTGCACATTCCTGCGGTGTCAGTCTGCGAACCGCATAACCGCTGGAAACGATACTGGGGTCTTTGTGGTCCCGTGCCAGCAGTGTAGGGGTCGTTTCCCGAAATGCACTGCTGAAATTTCCCGTAGAAGCAGCATACACTGCATGATGGTCGGTAGCATTCAAAGTGAAAGCGACCTCTTTGTTGACACCGCCGCCCTGTGGTCCGTTTTGGTCAGACCGACCGATCATTGAGCCCTGCAAAGCATAACTTTCCAGCACAGCAATACCGCCTTGGTTTTTTGCTGGTGACTGATCGCTGGTATCCAATGTGCGGGCAGTGTCTGCCTCATAAATGCCGCTGTGCGGATTACCGGAAAGCATGGCATTGCTGGAAAAGGAACTGATGCCGTATGCTTTCGGCTGAAATACAGTCTGGTCATTGTTGCAGGACAGCGTAGCAGATTTGTTTTCCTGTATCAAACTGCCTTTTCCACCGCCGGCTTTTCCGCAGCGGATCTTCAGTGTTTTTGGTGTATCAATCAGCAGCGGAACATTTCCGCCGCCGGTTCCGCATCTGGAAGTCAGTGTCTGTACTTTTCCGTTCTCAGAGATCTGAAGCCGGCTGTCAGCAGGATGATTTTCCAGTACACAAGGCGGATGATGGGCTTCTGCCCGAAGGATGGCAGTGCGTTCTTTCAGAATGTCTATGCGTTCTCCGCCCTGGTCACACAAGCACAAGCCTGCCGTTCCAGAGCTGTCCGCAGCACTTCCGGCAGTTCTTTGCCACGCACGAAGGCTCTCCGCAGAATACCCTGACACACGAACCGTGCCGTCCCCTTTGTCACTTCGTGACATCTCCCCACACTGTGGGGAGTCACCTTCGGACTCAAATAGTATTTTTCCGGCACTTGCTCCGTCAAAATCTGCGACAAGAAAGATCCGTTTTCTTCGCTGGGGCACTTTGCCCAGCCCTTTTGTCAGCTTCGCTGACATTTCCCCACATCGTGGGGAATCACCCAGTATTGTGCATCAAGAACTCGCCATGCGAGGGAATAGGATTCTGCCAGAATCTCTCCGGCTTTTGTCCATTTTCCCGCAGGTCGAGGAATTGAAATGCTGCTGTCTTTGACCGAACAACAGATGGCTTCGAGGACACAGCGGAAATCTTCTCCGCCGTTGGAGGAAAATGCTCCGGGGACGTTTTCCCAGACGATGTATCTTGGGTATTTGCCATTGCTTGCACACCTCATTTCTCGGATGAAACGGATTGCTTCGTGAAACAGAGAAGAACGGCTGCCGTTCAGACCGGTTCTTTTTCCGGCAATGCTCATATCCTGGCATGGACTCCCAAAGGTGATGATGTCCACAGGCGGCAGCTTTGCACCATGCAGTCCGCTGATATTGCCGAAGTGTTGTACCTGCGGCAGCCGTTTTTCTGTCACACGAATGGCAAACGGTTCAATTTCAGAAGACCAGACAGGCACAATGCCTGCCAGCAGTCCGGCAAGCGGAAAACCGCCACTGCCGTCAAAGAGGCTGCCAAGGGTGAGGTTACGCATCTGACACCTCTACTTCCGAATATTCCATTCGCTTCCCATCCCGAATCAAATACACATCATCGGAATTTCCGTCATGGAGTTTTGTGTACCTTTCAACGGCTACATCAACAAACTTCGGTTCAAACTCTATGCCGTAACAAATTCTGTCAAGCTGGTCACAGGCAATCAGGGTAGATGCTGAACCTAAAAAGCAATCAAGCACTAAAGCATTCGTCTGCGTTGATAAACCGATAAGATAGGCGATAAGAGGAACAGGCTTGCTTGAAGGATGTCCGCAGCCGTCTTCTTTGCTGTTTTTAATACGGTCAAATTCAAATACAGTTACCTGTTTCTGATCTCCGTACCAGTTGTGCTTACCATCTTTCTTCCAGCCAAAAATAATAGGCTCATGGATATATTTCCAGTCAGTTCTTGTAAGCACAAGTCTGTCCTTTTTCCAGACAAGACCCGCACCAACTTTAAAGCCTGCATCTTCAAAAGCATCATGAAAAATTCTCGCCTTTGAAGTGGCATAGAATTCATAGAAACTCGCATCTCTCTGCATATACTCATGTAGATTTTTGAACACTTTCATAAGGAATTCGTAGGCTTCCTTATCATTCAGGTTGTCGTTTTTAATTTTTCCTGATGAGCTATTCAAGTCCACAAAATATGGTGCATCTGTACAGACAAGGTTTACTCTTGTATCACCAAGCAACGCATTGAATGTTTCAGGCAAAGTGGAATCTCCGCAGATGACAGTATGTTTTCCAAGATGCCAGATGTCGCCGAGTTTCGATTTGCAGGGCTTTTCCAGTTCTGCGTCTACATCGAAATTATCTTCTTTTGCCTCATCGCTGTCAATTGCAAAGAGGTCAGCGATTTCTTTTTCATCAAATCCGGTCAGACCAAGATCAAAGCCAAGATTCTGCAATTCTTCCATTTCTACGGCGAGCAATTCCTCATCCCAGCCAGCATCTAACGCCATCCGGTTGTCAGCAAGAATGTACGCTTTCTTCTGTGCTTCCGTCAGATGGTCGGCATACACACAGGGTACTTCTTCAATACCTTCTTCCTTTGCCGCCATAATGCGTCCATGTCCAGCCAGCACATTGTATTCCCGGTCGATAATGACCGGATTGACAAACCCAAACTCACGCAGAGAAGAGCGAAGTTTCAGGATCTGTTCCTTATTGTGTGTTCTGGCGTTATTGGCATAAGGCACTAACTTGTTGATGTCAACAAGCTGAAATTCTGTTGTCGTGGTCATCTGTAATTCCTCCTCTGCTGAATTCTGAGCATACCGCTTCGGGCGGCATCCATATTGCCTTTGACAGCCTGTCCTTTGATTGTGCGATATTGCTGTTTAGTCATGTTATTTTTCTGCTGTTTCAGTTCTCTCCAGAATTGAACATCTGCTTTCATGTATTTCTCACTTTCTGCTTCTCAGCAATTTTTCCATCATATCTTCCTGCGGATTGCCCTGAAATTCTACAGAACAATTTTCACGGACTATCTGAAAAATCTGATTCCAGATTTGGTTTGCCTGTTTCATGTAATTCTGTGACATCGCTACATAGGGAGAGGCAATTGCCGCACCGGTTGTAGGATGTTTTGAAATATATCCGTACTTGGTGACGATCTGCTCACAGTGAATCCAACGGGAAATACTCATGGCATACTGTTCCACAAGCTGACGGCTGACGATTTTCTCACAGGAGCGTTCTTTCAGCCACTCATATGTTTCCGTATACACTTCATCTGCAAGGAGTTTTGTGCCATCACGCTGTAATTCTTTCATGAAATCTCTGACAGGCGGTGTTTCAGCGGATTCTATATCCGCAGGCTGCATCATAACTTCCGCCGATTTTCCCTCAGCAATTTTCTCAGTCAGAGCCTTTCTTGGTCTGCCTGCACCCGGTCTTGCACCGCCTCGGTTTGTACCGTCTTTCGCCATGATGTCATCACCTCCGAAAAATCAAAGAAATTCAAACAAAAATGTTAAATCGGGCATGAAAAATGCCGACTGCAAAAGTCGGCAAAGTTAGATGTTATCGGTATTTTTCAATATTTATATCTCTGAGGGGTCAATAGGGTGTTTGAATACCCGTTTTTGTGCGTGAGAGGGAACGCCGGTCTGTAAAAAATTCACAATTAGCGATTTTTATCCCCCCCACCGGAAGCATTTCAGACACAATCAATACCGATAGACGGGATTTCGGTCTTCCGTCCATGTCTTGCGGTCGTGGCAGGACTTGCAAAGAGCCTGCCAGTTGCTTTCATCCCACATCAGGTGCGGATCACCACGGTGAGGAATGATATGGTCGACCACGGTCGCTGCCGTGAACCGT